TGTCCATGCTGCCAGAGACTTCGATATCATTTTTGTCTGCATATGTTTGAGCAGCACTAACCAATTCAGAGTAATTCATAGTCTTCCAGGTCTCACTAATAAGTAGCGGTTATCAGGATCATTAAGTCTTTTTCTACGTTCTTTATCAGTAGACTTAAACCAGTCAAATCCTTCAGACCGCCATTTTTCAATAATGGTGAAAGGAATACGAGCAACGTGATGAGCACCGCCTTGTGAATCTGAGTATCCTTTATTACCCATGCTATTGAATGCTTGCTTGTTAAAATCTAGCTGGTCTTCAACATCTTGCAAACGTACAATTCTGATTCTCTTTTCAGCTTCATCATACCAATACTCTTCAGTAATTCCAGTATGTTCATCATATTCACGGCTTATCAATTTCATTACTTGTTACCTATATTTCCTTCAGAAGTTTTGCCTGTTCGATTGGCTGGCTTCTTTTTACGATTATTCATTGGTGTAGTTTTTTTACTGTTTTTCATTTTAATCTCCAAATAAGGTAAAGGGGAGCAAGCTCCCCATATCTTATGACAAACCAGCTATTTGGTAATGAGCAAGTGGGTTACATACTTCAAGAGTAGTTTCCCAAATAATCTCTTTACGCTTAGAGTCGCCATTAACTGCCAAGTCTTTAGAAGACATTGGACGCAGATCAGAAAGAGCTATGAACTCAGGGTCAATTAAAAACACTGAACCAGGCAATGAATAACGGTCTGGAGTTACAGTTACAGTATGGAAATCACCATCATACACATCAATAGATGCAACCAACTTCTTGTCGTCAGTCGTAACATAACGAGTTGAAGATGAAGTAAACGTAGAGATAATACCACGCTGCTTACTCCCTGTAAGTGCCAAAATGTTCTCATTACCACCTGAGTTGTTCCAAAGAGCCTCAAGACCAGTCTTAAGAATAGCTTCAGTAAACGCACGATTGGTACCACCAGTACCAGCAGTTGCACCGTTACCAGTTGGAGCAGTAGCAGTTGCACCACCAGCATAAGTATTAGAAGTCATGTACGTTTGTAAAGAACCCATTTCACGTGCTACGGTATCACTACCAGCAACTTTAGGATTAGCTACACCAAAGATTGCACGTTCACAATCACGCTTCATTGCTTTCATTCTACGAGCGACTTGATAAGCCATTTCAGACTTAATACCACCGCCTTTAAGAACAGTTTCCTGAGTGCCAGTAACAACTGCATGCTTCTTGAATATCTGAGTAAAGTTACTCAAACGTTGGCGAGAAGCAGGGCTAACTGGAGTTGCGTCATCACCTTCAATATTAGCATTGTCAGCAGCATCTTCAAGTACATCAGTAAGCCAGTCATGCGAAGTCGCAGTGGCTTTCATTTTCTTCATTGCAGTTAATCCAGGAGTTTCCGTTGGAGAAACGTCAAACAATACGTCAGACAAATCTTCGCGGTTACCACCTGTACCAATTGCTTCATCATATGAGCTATGAGCTCCTACAGCTTGTGCCATAATATTTACATCCTATCTTCGATTAAAGAAGCGACATCTCTGATGCCACCGTTAGATTGTTTAACCGCAGCCCTCTTTGCTTTCACATTTCGTGCTTTGGCTAAGCTTGCAGATTGAGATTTCTGCGCTCCAGGTTTCTGGAATTTAGGAACTTTTTTAACAATTTTCTCTTGCCCTGCTTTAGCACCATTACGGTACTTCATTGCATCTTGGATAAGAGAAACCAATCGATGATCAGTAACATGCTGCATATCTTCTTCACCAAAGTTGTAGGAAGAAGATAAAAAGCTTTTCATAGAATCCAACTCTTGTTTACGAACACCATCATCAACCCATTGAGGATTGTTTTCTAGCATCTTTGTAAACTCTGTTTGCATTCTCTGTTGTTGCTGTTCTTGGAACTTCATTTGCTGTTCTTGTTGCAATCTCTGTGCTTCTTGACCAGCTAATGATTGTGCATGTTGAATTTCCTGAGCACGCTCTGTATACTCCTGACGAAGTGCAGACCATTCACTTGGATTTTCTCTACGCAGTTTGTCCCAATCGATATTATTGTATTCAGAAACAAGCTTATCTTCAGCCATTTGATGCAAAGTATTAACACCTTGTATCCTTGTCTGAAGTTCTTGTAAAGCTTTTTCTTTGTTTCCTTCAAACTCTTTGCGTTCTTTTTCAAACGCAATTGACTTGTTGTTAACATGACCTTGTAATTGATAAGACTTGGCTAATTCAGATAGTGGAACATCTTGTGATTTGCCGTCAATAACAGCAACCATAGATACACTTCCATCTTCATTAACTTTAATTCTATCTTCATCAACTCCAAGATATTTTGCTAACGTGTAGTCATCAGAACCCTCATCATCTTCCGCTTCAGAGTCGTCATCCTCAGGTAGATCATCGTCATCATCAGATACTTCATCCACTTCTTCTTCGATAGGTTCTTGCTGTGCATCTTCAACGACTTCATCCTCTGGATAGAGTGAACTCTCGATGCGTGCCTGGACGTCTTGCGCTGATGAAGCATCAGTAGCAGTTTCAATCGTTGGCATTTTCTTCTCCTAATTGTTTTCTGGCTAACATGCCAGAGTTAATTTGACTTTGAAATTCATCTTTCAAGCTATGCAATGCATTAACTTGAAGTTTTAGTATCGTAAGACCATCACGATCAGTTGTAGGGTGTTCACAAAATGCTTCATAAAGTTCTTTTGATTTCTGCACAAAGAAAGGCTCAACCATACTTTCCCAAGCACGTTGATACTCTTCACCTTTTGCTGCTTCAAACTCTAACGCATCACTCATTGTTTTCACCACTATCATTTTGACTTGCTAGTTGCAATTGCAATCTACCATTAAATTCTGTCTGCCAATATTTATAAGCAAGCTCTTCTGATTTTTGAATGTCTGCTAATTCCGCTTTGGCTTCTTCAAGTTGTTGTTTAAGAGCACTTAACTCAGCATTAGACATATTGTCTTGATTATCAATCTGTGCCTTAAGGCTATCAACTTGATTCTTAAGCTGTACATTCATCATTTGAGCCTGAGCTTTTTGAACTTCAGCATCAGCTATCTTAGTTTGTGTCTCAAGCATGGCTTGCTGTTCTTTCATCTGAGCTTCTTGAGATTGTTTATTTTGCTCATCAACTTGTTGCTTCTGTTGTTGTCCTTCTGGTGACTCAGGGTCTAAGAAGTATCTACCAGCACCTGGAAGACCAGAGAACTTAGCAAAGTCATCAATAGCATCAAACACTCTTTGCTCATTAACTAAGGCTTGAGATGGATTAGCAAGTATCTTTTCTTGAATAAGCATTAACTGAGATATAGCAGCTTGCTGCTCTTGTCTGTTTCCAGAGCCAGTACCAACACGAACAGTTGATGTAGCTCTTTTCTTTCTCCATGTAAGCGGATTAATTTTAACCCAGTTACCACGATACATATAATCTTTAGCTATATCCTGGTGCTTAATAACTTCTTCACGTATCTTATAACAGATTGGCTTAATACCAGTCTCTGCAAATACACGAATCATTAAGCCAACTAATTCTTCTTTCTTAGACAGTAGCTTTTCAACGCCTTGAGAACCAACTCTATCACCAATCACATTCTCATTAGCTGGACCTTCTGGAGATGCACCTGATCTGCCTGCTCTAACTTGGTCTAAGTAATCCATCATACGATAAGCATCGCCAGATATTGGCGGTGTAGCCAACGGCATAACAGCATTAGGTGTCTTAGCACGTATAATGCCACCTGGTCTAGATATTAATAAGTCATCTATATTAACTTGGTTTTCAAGTATAACAGTACGTTGATTGTTTTGCAGATACATATTATCAAATATATTTCTCCAGAGCGTAGTTTTTTGCTCTTGTATCTGCTTAAGACGGTCATAGATAGATAAACCAAACAATTTATGAGACATAAGAATAGCAGTTGCAGAAACAAGCGGATTAGAATCAAGTTCCTCCATCTCCAATATGTGTGTTACATCGCTTCCGCCAGCGCATGTAATCTTCATATACTCTGGAATGCCGTCTTCATTTATATCAATCATGATATAGCACTCAGACACTTCTATGATTCTAGCTGAAGGGTCAGGATTGCCTTCTGAATCTAAGCCAGTAGACTCGCCTTGCAAATAGAAACGGTAATCTTCATCAGACTCATACACTTCTGATGATGGTATCTCATCAACAAATTCTTTGTCAAAGCCCATTGCTATAAGTTCACCAGCTGTTTTAGACTCTACGTGAGCTGAAAACTTACAATAGCTTAAATCTACAGAGCTATGGCTACGGTGTACTCTTATGTTTTCTGGAGCAATGCTGTCTACGCATATTTTACTAGAGTCAATAGTTCTTTTGACTTTAATATCATATGTTGTAATCTCACCTTCTTTAATTGTGTTTTCAATAAGCTCAATTTCAGGGTCTGCAAGAACCATCTGTGCTTCTACTTCAGTAAGACCAGTATATGATTCATTAGTAGTTGTAACATCAGTGCTGTAATAAACTTTGACAAAACCATTCTTCTGCATTAAAGCATCTTTAAAGAATTGGTGAAGGGTTATAAAGCCAGTGTTATCTTTCATTAGTATGTCATATACATACTTAGATTCCAACTCAGCTTGTTTTTCATCCCCTGAATAACAAGGGTCAAATGTAACAACCTCATTATTTTGTGTAAAAGCTTTCATTATATCAGGCATTATCCACTCAATAGCATCTGCTACATCAGTAGATACAATTTTAGAACGCCCTTCAGTTTCTTTACCATCTGGCTGTCCTAGATAAGCACCTAAGGCAGCTTGACGCTGACCTTCAATGTACTCATTCTCAGAACCGCCAACAGAATAAGACAATTCATTAGCTATTATGTTTAATATTTGCTTTTCATCTAACATTATAATATAGCCCTATCTGAATTTGAATAATCTATTTTATCATTATAATTAGCGGATTGTATTAACTTGCCGCCTTCTCCAGCACCTAGCATTAAGTACTGTAGTGCATCTGCAACGTGTGAATATTTACCTTTATCGGGCTTATCCATAAACTTCTCAATCCCACCTGACACTTGCATACGTCTGTACTTATATCCGCCTGCCATAGCTTTACGAATCATAACAGCTTTTGGACCAATAACAAAACCACTGTTTGCAGAGCTATCCAACCTAGTAAGAGTAGCAGCAACAGCTTCGCGTCTAATGATAAAGTCATTTGTATACGTTGGATAAGCAACAATACCCTGTGTTTGCAATATCTGGAACGGCGTAACCTCATCTGTTTGAGCCCTTGAGTCACCTGCAGGGTCGCCATATATCTCAAAAGCATAACCTGAATAGTGTCTATTAAGGTGAGTATTTAGCAAACGACCAAATGTCTTTGCACCCATTGTTTCAGAGCCATTAACAACAAACTCATCAAAGATTAACCATCTTCCGCTTGCTGTCTCTTGGCCTAATACTGCAGCTGGAGTTAAACCAAAGTCAATGCCAATATAGATTGGCTTAGATTGGTCTAACTTAATCTCTTCATCAGTGTGGTGAACATCGTCTTTGTACTCTGGGAATACAGGTTTACCATCTTGTACAAAACCATACATGCCATGTACATACACGTTAATCCACTCCTTATCTTTACCAGCTTGCATTTTGGTATAATAACCTTTTGGCAAGTTCTTAATGTTTTCCGCTTCTTGTGAAAGCCCTGATGGCTGTTTAAACAAAGCATAGCTTTCTGGACAATCAACCTCAAATAGCTTATACCACCAATGGTCTGAATCAGGTGGGTTAGTATCAAGGATAAGTCCATGCCATGTTGGTCCACCATCTCTCATGTTTGGGTATCTACCTAAACGTCCAATTAACATGTCCATGATTTGCTTTGGCACTTCTCTAGCTTCATTTATCCAACCACCAGTGACTTCTAGTGAGAGTAGCTTTTTAATGTCATCTGGCTTATCAAATGCTCTAAAAAGGAACTCAGTCTGGACTAATGTATTATCCGCTAATGGTATCTGTATAGAGAACTTTAAGTCCATCTTTTTAAATACACCGAGTTGTTCTGGAAACCAATCAAAGAAAGTCTGGATAGTTGTATCCATTAACTCTCTATAAGTGTTTCTTGCTACAACCCATCTTGTTTTACGAATGCCATCTTTATTAGGTTCTTGTGCAAAAGACTTGAGGAGCATTTCCATACAGCACGCAACTGACTTGCCAGAACCAATTGGTCCCATTAAGGCACGAACAAAAGTTTCATCTTGGTGAAACTTCTTCATTGTTGGGCTGGCTGTATAGTTTACACTCATCATAATATGTTGTTTACTTTTCATCCATATGTATGTTAAAGCTAAAGCCATTAGATGTTCCGCTTACTGCGCCTTCTTCTTTAAAGGTCTCAGACATTTGCTTTAAATAGGATAATGCAGCTTCTGTACCATTTCTGGAATTCATCTGAGAGAATAAGCTATTGGCAGCCTTATGAACGGCTTCTAATCTACCTTTGCGATGAACCTTAAACGCAGCTTCTTTATCCTGCTCAGATAAATCATTTTCATCAACAGTCAAATAATGGTAACATTCCGCTAGGGACAATACGGATGCTTTAGATTCAATGACATTCAGGTCAATATCATCTAGGGTTACTAATCCCTTGATATCTCTGTATGAAGTTGGCAATCTAGACATAAAATCCTCAGTGGTTAAAAATATTATAAAGCTTATTTTAAGTCTAAGTTAAAAAGCCTGAGAAGTAAAGTTTTATTTTAAATAAATTTCAGATAATGTAAGCAGATGCTTAAGTGCTAACAAAATATTAGATTGATTGTTCTGGGGTGTTATTTTTTGTGAAAATTTTAAATTTGAAAATTTGGGAAAAATTGTCAGGAAGCCCCCTGGCTTTGCCGAAGCCGAGAAACCCCCCCTCCCCCATCATCCCTCGCTTCTGCTGGAGCCACTAGCATTTGCTATACTATAAGGTATCTAGCTGGGTATCCAGATACTAATTAAATTCCTTTACATATCAGTCAGTTATAAATTAATTACTAATTAGTTAAAATAAATGTAGACTTCCTATCTAGTAAGAGTATAGTTATCTCATCCCCAGAGGATATAACCTATAAACGAATACTTAAGGAATACTTATGACTACTTTAAACAACGCTATTACTCGCATCGATGAATTATTAGGTAAAGGATTAGAACGCGCTAAGATAGAAGCTACGCTTATTTTAGAGGACTACCCTAAGGCTACTATTAAGGAAGCGTTTAAGGCGCTTAGCGTTAAGCCTAAGGCCGCTACTTTCGCTAGCGAGTTCTATAGCTTCCTAGGTTCTAAGCCTAGAACTAAGGAAGAGGCTGAGGAATATATAATGGGCGGTGGTATGTATGGTGAGACTTCCGCTAACGTTAAGAAACATCTATCTCATTATATGAATATCTGGGCATTAACTTCTACGATTTGGGAAGGTAAAGCTGATGAGCCTAAAATGGACGAAAATGT